CGACTTTGTTAAGCCGGCGGCGATCGAATTGTTGCTAAAGCGCGCCGTTTCGGCAGCGCTCGCAACAGGTTCGACTGATGGGACCCTGGCGACTCACGTCGCCCGCGGCGACCTGAATCCGTCTTAGGAGGCCGATTATGACCTCAGTAACGGATCGAGTTGCTTCCTTCTCGACCAAATTGCGGTCGAGACTCGGGATTGTCGCACGTTGTGAGCTTAGCGCTGAGGATCGCGATCTTGTCATTGACGCGATCACGATGCGCTTCGCCCTACTACACGACCTTTCCGATGGTTCCACTCAGGCGGAAATTACCGCCAACTGGGAGCGCACTCTCCTTGGTCTACGGACCTTGGATGTGGAGCTCTATACCAGTGATTGGAAGACGCTAAGAGAGATCTTAACGTCCGTCAGTTTCAGACGAGTTTGTCTCGTCGATCCTGACGCCGCTATCGAGACTTTTAAACAGTCTGCGAGCGGTAGGATACACTATAAGTGGATCCTGAATTCAGCCTTACAGCTGATGGCGGAGGGTGACGATTGGTACGCGAAGGTTAATCAGTGGGTTGTCTTTGACGCCCGCCTAAACCTCGTATCACTCGATCTCACTGTCGAATGCTGTGAGGAGTACCTGGCTTTCGAAGCCGCATTGCCTGAGGACCCAGATTACTGGGCCCATCAGCACGAGTGGGCGTCGCCTCATGATGCGCGACTGCTCACCGTGCTTAGGCGTGCCGTGCGGGACATGTACGGAGACTTCCGTATTACGGATTATCCGTTTCGTCCTAAGCATGGCAATGGTGCGACCGCCGAAGTCAGCCGAGCTGACGCAGACCCCTGGCATAAAAACCGCCATTTCGCGGTTGATAGCGAGGTAATAACATACCTCCGTTATCGTATACCAGAGGAAGAGTGGCAGAGCGCTTTTTATCTCCCTTATCGGGGATTAGAGCGAGTCAGCCAACTCGTATGCGTCCCTAAGAGTACGTCTAAGAATCGGACGATCTCAAAGGAACCGACTACGCTACAGTTCCTGCAACAGGACCTGTTTGCCGCGCTGGATGATTATTTAAACGATCACCCATCGATTGGAATTGATCTACACGATCAGTCCAAAAGCCGCGACTTAGCGCTGTCGGGAAGTTCGGAGAGCCCATACGCGACGATAGATTTATCGTCAGCGTCTGACTCTGTAACAGTCGCCCACGTCGAATATCTCTTCGACGGACTCCCCATCCTCTATCCGTTGATGGCCACGCGTTCAACGCATGTCCACGTCGAGTCCTCACCTGAATCAGGGAGGGCGATAGACGCAACGATTGAGGCTAGGAAATTCGCGCCAATGGGAAGTGCTGTTTGCTTCCCACTGGAATCGATGCTATTTGCAGCGATTTGCGAGGCGGCTGTCCGCTCAACATCTGGCCATAGATCCCGGCGTAATGATTACCGGGTATATGGTGACGACATCGTGATCCGCCAGGACTACGTCCCCGAGACCCTACGCCTACTAGAATTCTTAGGCTTTAAGGTCAACAAGGATAAGTCTTTCGGAATCGACCTCGGATGGGACATCCGGGGGGAATCGTGGCTTTTCCGTGAAGCATGCGGGATCGAGGCCTTGAACGGTGAGGATATTACACCTCTCCGTCTGAGCCGACGTCTCGTGTCGCCTACGCGGAACGATTCCTGCCGTCAGGCGGGCCAAGGAGTAGGCCTCGTTGATTTACTCAACCGGGCATTTCTCTATGGCTACTGGCACTTGAGGCGCTGGCTTAATGACCAG